TTTGAATTGCTAACGGAGAACAACAAATCATCTGGCCCTGCTTCAGAAGAAACTTTTTTAAAATGAGACTGGAACACGGTCGTTTTTCTTTTCTTTTTTGTCATCATTTCTATCTCTGACATCTCACATATCACTCTTGACGTGGTTTCTAAAAAATTGATTAAGATTCTGCTAGCCATGTCCAATATACAAATCTCTCTTGTGCCTCCTATTTGTTGTTTCTTAAATATGGAAACCTTAACTCCATTTTTCTCGACTAGCTCTATTATTGTTTTTAACACTTCAAGAGATCTAATGCTTCCTTTTAGGTGGCTTTTCAAGAGAAACATAACTTGCTCAATTGCTTTCTTTACGTCATCATCATAAGTCTTTGTGAGATCTAGTTCTTCAGACGGTGTTAGACTCGTGGAAGCTTTGAATGTGGCAAACTCTAGGAGAATTTTGTCCCACTCCTTGCTGACTCTATCGGTTATTGTTTTTTCTATATCTAAAACTCCTGATTTATTTAAATACCTCCTAAAAAGATAGGTGCATGACCTTACAAACATTGGGCTAAATTCGTGATTTCCAGGAAAAGAACTAGGTTCATTCAAACCTAAATCATTTTTGTCTACTTTCTCCAATTTCATTTCTTCAGAAATGATTTTTTCAAAGACTTTAAACATAGCCTGATCTTTATTTAATTCGTCTTTATTATGAATAACTCCTAAGTATGAAAAATTTATGGCATGCTCAAAGGAGGGGCAGTCTGTTCCAGTGACCCAGCTCAGAAGCCCTTCTATTCTGTCATACGACAAAGGCACCTCATTTTCTTCTCCATCTTCCACTCCTTTCTTTTTTGAAATCACAGGGTGAAACTTGGCTGGATTTGGGTTCGTCCCATTCTTATGATGTGTATCCAGCATCTTTCTCAATATCAAAGAATGGAGTCTAGATCTAGGCATCATCGTCAATTTCTTCCATGCTAGCATGTTGTTCTCTGGATACAAAGAACTTTTAATAGAATTCATGTAGAAATATCTGTTTATTTGAAGATCATTTGAAGTATTTTGTTTTCCCTCTTGATGAACCAGATAAGCCATAGCTAGCTCAGTGCAAAGCTCTGGATAAAAAGAAGGGTTTTTGAGAAAGTCAGACATGGTTGTGCTTCTTAATTCACAAAAAGTGGCAAGAAGAGAAAACATTTTCTGGAAAGAAAACGAGAGATGAAAAGCTCTATGGCGATCAAGGGTTTTGAAATCGTAAAAGTTCCATGAACCTTCAGACTCAGGCTGACCAAAAGGAAGCTCCAGTTTCTTTGTCATGCCAGAATGAGCCAAGATTGAGCAAACAAAATTCTTAGATGGAGTTGTGACCTTCAAAATTAAAAAAATAGGAAGCTCAGGAACTTTTTTTACTATGAAAGATCCTTTGGCTTTTCCATAAGTGTTCTGAGCAGCGCAAACTATGACATGAATTATTCTGTCTGTCACTAAACACATATTTCCAAAGGCAGTCTTCGAGAATTCTACAAAATCTTCTCTGGCTTCAGATCTGTATAGCTCATCTGATGATCTGGCTTGATCTATGAGAATCATAGAGTTCTCGTCGAGAAAACTTTCTCTCTTCTGCTCTAGCATTTTCATCAATCCCTTATTCAGAAATATCTCTATGTCTAAAGTTTCACAAGTTGACGAAAAAATCCCTTTACTCATCACAGATCTTTCTCTTCTTTCTTTTAAATTTTTAATTTTGTAAACG